TAGTAGGGAAAACTGCTTCACTTGCTATAGGTCTGAAACCACCTACATCTGTTATAAGACCTCTTACACGAGCATCTACAGCTCCAGTCGTAGGAACAGTTGTATCATTAGCAGACCATGCTATTCCAGAAGTGAGTGTTTCTGTACTATCTTGTCTTAAGAATAAAGTTTCAGTATGTTTAGCTGAATATACCTCGGTATCACTAGTAGATGTACCTGTAGTAATTACAGCACTACCTGTAAATGAACTAATATCAGCAGTATCTAAATAGGCTGTGCCATCAATGTAGAGATCCTTCCATTCTTTTGCACTACTACCTAAGTCATAATTATCGTCTACAAACGGTATAAATGGGTCATCGCAAAAGCCTCCAATAGCATCATTCCATCCAAATCTAGCGTCGCCGTTAGCTAAAACACTAAAGGATCCAGAACCTGTCTCTAAAGCAATCCC